GGGAAGGACAAGGAGCGGGAACATTACAATTTGGTCAAGATGAATTTTTTGCTAAGGGAGGACCCTTTGGTGCAAATATTATGGGTCAGATGAATGCAACTGCAATACTAATTGACCAAATGAGACATAATTATCAGGAGTTGTATAACGCTATAGAATCGCAAGGGATGATGCCCCCGAAAGCAGGACAGACTCTTCTAGACTTTATAGGGATGTTAGAACAATTAACTGATGCCAAGAGTGGATTATCAATTGAAGGACAGCAGAAGCTGCTGCAAACAGCTATGGATTTAATAGCACCTGGTCAATCACTTCAGAAATTTTCACAAGAAATGATGGGAGCTGCAGGAGCGGTAGATTCTTTTGGTAAAAGTATAGAATCTTATTCTAAGATAAGAGCACAAAGTCAGTTGGCAATTGTAGGTACATTATTTGGAGGAGAGGAATTAGGTCTATTAAAAACTACTGCTATAGAATTAAAAAAAGTTATTAAGTTATTACCTGCTGGGATGGAGTGGGTAGAGAGTATGGTACCAAAAGAATATCAAGCAGCAATAGATAAAGCAAAAGGAGAGGCACAAAGAGGTACAAGTCTTTGGATAAAAGACCCTGCAGGTGGAACAGAACAGATATTATCAAAGGTAGGGCTACTTGCAAAAGAAATATTTGGTCAAGCAGGTGTTGAGGAGTTAAAAACTTATGGAGCGTTTATTGACGCGGTAACTGACTCTATATCAGAATTAGAAGTAATTCACACGAAACAAATGAAGAATAAAATAGACGAGAAAGAAATAGAGACGGCCTTAGTAGCTCTTGCAAATGATAAGTCAAAATTAGGGGCTAAAACGAAAGCTTTACTAAAAATGGAAGGAATGCGCATAAAAATCCTGGAAGCAGAAAGACTAGTAACTGAGCAGCAGGTAACTCTGAATCAAATGGTAAAAGATCTTAAAGAAGGAGAATTAGACACGACAGCAATCACAAGACAAAGAGCAGTAGTTGAGTTAATACAAACGGAAGTTAACTTATTAAAACAGAAAAAGAAAATAATTAAAGAGAGTATACAACCAATGCGAATGATGGCAGAGAGCATGAAGGTAGCTTTTGAACAAGGTATGCAACAAGCAATTATGGGAGTAATAGATGGAACCAAATCAATGAAAGAGGGATTCCTTGACATGGCAAAAGCAGTTTTAACAGCCATAGCACAAATTATAGCTCAATTGATAGCTATGAAAATACTACAAGTAGCAACATCCTTTTTTGGTGGAGGAAAGGCAGACGGAGGAGTTATTCCAAAAGCAGCCGGAGGATATATAGGAACAGGTAGAAAACCAAGAGGCTATAGAGCAGGTGGAATTGTAACAGAACCAACTTATCTTGTTGGAGAAGGTAAATATAATGAAGCAGTAGTACCTTTACCAGATGGAAAAAGTATTCCTGTGGATCTGGTAGGTGCGGGCTCAAATGTTGTAGTAAATGTTAATATAGCTTCCAATGGTCAAACTACTTCTGATTTAACTTCAAATGGGGCACATGAAGCTGCCCGATTAGGAAGAGCAATATCAGTAGCAGTAACAGAAGAACTTTATAAACAAAAAAGACCAGGTGGAGCTCTTAGCCCGTATGGTGGGGGATAATAATTATGGCAATAGGATTTAATGCAGGAGGAGGAGTAGGAGTAGTAAGGCCTGACAAAGGATTTACAAGACAATCTCAACCTAGAGTTTTTATAACAGAATTTGGAGATGGTTATGAACAACGTCTTGTAAATGGTATAAATAATTTAGCGGAAAATTATTCTTTAAGTTTTAATAATAGAACTAAAGAAGATATAGATGATATTACAGCATTTTTTGCTACTAAAGGAGCAGTAACAGCATTTACTTTTACAATTCCAGATTCAAATAATTCAGGAGAAACAGCTGTAAAAGTTGTATGTGATAGTTGGTCTCAATCTTACAAAGTTGGAGACTTTTATTCCTGTACTGCACAATTTAGACGAGTTTATGAATCATGACAGATGTAATCAAAGATGTGCAGAAGCAGGATCCTGGTTCTCAATTTATAGAACTCTGGGAATTAGAAATTGGTACTGATACATATGCTTATTTTCATTCAGGTATAGAAGCTGATTTAACTACTATTCAATTTAGAGACCAATTCAGTGGTGGAACTACTAGAACTTATACTGCTTTACCTATTCATGCTGAAGGTTTTAATATCCAAGCATCAGGGCCTTCTGCCCGACCAACCATACAAGTTGCAAATTTACTAAGTAGTTTTAGCGATGCTTTAGGTGGTTTAACTAATGAAGATTTATTAGGGAAAAAAATATATAGAAGAACTACTTTATATAAATATGCTATTGGACAGTCAGGAGATGCAAATCCTCCAGTAGAATTTCCAATACAAATGTGGTTTATAGATAGAATTGCAGAAAAAACACCAATGCAAATCACATTTGAACTATCTTCAGCTTTTGATTTATTTGGAACTAAATTGCCAAGACGTAACATTATTGGAAATGCTTGTGCTTGGATTTATCAAGGAGGGTCAGAAGAATTAGATGAGGAAGATCAAATTGGAGGATGTAAATGGGACACTTATAGTAGAATATCAGATGATGGAACCTCTCGTACTGTATACTTTAATGTTAAAGACGAACAAGTTGTTCTTTCAAGTTTAGCAGGATTAGATACTAATTATGCTAGTGGTACTGAATATAATGTAGGTCAATATAGAAGAGTTGCAAAAACAGGTTTAACTCAAATTAATGCAGATAGAACTTTGACAACAGGACAGAGTTCATATGATTATTGGCAATGTACTAGAACTTGCACACCAGGTCCTCCTGGTGATACTAATACTAATTGGAGAAGAATAAGAGTTTACAGTGCTTATAGTACAAGTACTACTTATAAAGGTTATACTGATCTAAATTATAATGAATATGTAACGTATGATAGAGGGAATCAAGATGTAACTCTAAGATTATGGCAAGTAAAACATACTACACAATATACGTCAGCTCATCAATCTACACCAACTTTTAATACTTATTGGAAAATTGGAGATCAATGTTCAAAAACCCTTAAAGGTTGTGCTAGACGTTTTAGATCTAGCTTTGGTACTGTTGATAGTGAAACTAGAAGAATAATTGTTCAAGCTGATGCAACATTGCCATTTGGAGGATTTCCAGGTTCTAGAGTATTAAAATGATATTAGAGCCTCATTTTGACACTATAGTTGATCATTTTAATACTGAATATCCGAGAGAAGGTTGTGGTGTAATTGCAATACAAAAAGGTAAATCAAAATGGTTTCCATGTAAAAATGTTGCAGAAGATAATGAAGATTTTATAATTGATTCAACAGATTATATAAGAATAAACAGGAACGCAGATATAATAGCAGTAGTTCATAGTCATCCAGATACTACAGCAGAGCCAAGCGAAACAGATGTGAAGCAGTGCAATGCATTAAACTTAGATTATTATATAATTAGTATTCCTGAAATTAACTTTCATCATTTGAAGCCAAATCGTACAAAAGTACCTTTAGTTGGTAGAGAATATGAATTTGGTGTTAATGATTGTTTTTCATTGATACAATCATACTATGAAAAATTTGAAATTAAAATGCCAAGACATGCGTTTGAAGATGACTGGTGGGATAAGGGACTTGATTATTTTGGAGAATTATGGCAAGAATATGAAGGTTGGAGTGAAGTGACGGATGGAAGTTTACTCGAAAATGATTTATTATATTTTAATGTACAATCAAGTGTACCAAATCATTGTGGTGTTTATTTAGGTGGTGATCTTTTATTGCATCATGCAGTACATAGATTATCTTGTAGAGAATTGTTATACCCCTTTTGGGCTAAGTATAAGACAAAAATTTTGAGGAATGAAAGATGCAAACAGTAGTATTAGAAGGAGAATTAGGTAATCGCTTTGGAAGAAGGTGGAATACTAATTGTAATACATTACTTGACATTTTTAAACTAATAGAATGTCAACGAGAAGGATTTAGACAATATATGATGGAGTGTAATGATGCAGGTATTCAATTTGATATAAAAAGAGGAGATGCTTATTTAGAAGATGAGAGTGAGCTATTACTTAAATTAAATAATGATGATGTAGTAGTCACTCCAATACCAGCAGGTTCAAAAGGAGCAGCAGGAAAACTTATAGCAGCAATTATTATTATTTATGCAGGTTGGGCAATAGCTGGAGCAGCATCGACGGGAGCTACTGTTGCAGGGGGTACTGGTGTTGTAGGGGGTACTACTGCAGGCTTTGGTACTGCAGCAGGAACAGTAGGAATGCCGACAGCTGGTACTGCTTATGCTGGAGCCAATGCTGCCTACATGGGAGGATATGCTTTAATGATGGTTGGTACTTCATTGGGATTAAGAGCAATCTCTGAAATGTTAGCTCCTAATCCAGCAGATGATAGTGAAGAGGATGTTTCTTTATTGGGAGGAACACTAAATACTACACAACAAGGAGTACCTGTACCTATAGCATATGGAGAATTAATAGTAGGTGGGGCAACAATTAGTGCAGGATATACTAACTATTGGAACAAATTTGAAGTAGCTACAGCATTTCTACCAGGATCATCAGGTGCTACTAATGTAGTAGTAATCCCACCAGGATCTGTAATAAATAATGCAGCAGCAGGAGATACAACTGTGGTAGATCCGACTACATCAACAGAACAAGGAGAATTATAGGAGATAGTATGGAAGGAAGCAAGCCGGAGATAGGCAATAGATTATTTACTGGAAAAGAAACTAATGCTGCAGTAGTTTTTGATGCTATTTCTGAAGGGGAAATAGTAGGATTAGTAAATGGAGATGCTAGTATCTATTTTGATGATGTTCCATTAAGAGATGGAATAACACAAATGGAGCGAGGGTCTTTTCATACATTTTCTACTACTGTAGCAGCGTCTGCAGTTGTTACTCTATCAGATGGAGCTTTAGATAATGTTGATGTTACTGGTAGTCCAAAAAGATTAATTCACATCTATGGAGCAGGTAAACAAGGGGTCACTTCAGATCCTGATATTACATTTACCTGTATTGCGGGAGACCATACTATAGTTGCTAGTGCAGCCTTTTTTACGGCGAATATGGTTAAAAAGACTCGTCAAACAAATGGAGCAGGAATGCTTAGAATTGTTGGAGCAGGTTTTGAAGAACTAGGTTCTGATTTACTTACTATGATTACTGTATTTACTGATACTACACATGTAGAAGTAGATGTTGCTCCTGTAACTTCTGTTACTGCAGCAGCAGGAGGGATAGATCTTATTTCAACTATTATATCTTATGATCCTTCTAATAATCAAGTAACCATGAGTGACAACGCTGTGACAGCTATAACAGGTAGTGCAACGACAGGAGCAGGTTATACAATTATTGGTCCTGCCAATCCTAATGCAATAAACACTTCTAAATCTGGACTAAAACGAAATTTTGATAATGTACAATGGGAGTTTAGAACAGGGCATAAGCATCAAACAATTACTAACTTAATAGGTAATGCTCCACCTAGTGCAAGTTTTGTTTATTCACCAGGTCAACGAATGTCTCAAACTGAAATTTCAGGAGTAACAGGAACAGGTACAACTTCTCCATATACTTATACTGCAGCAACTATAGGAGCAACAGAAGCTTCAGAAACAGATGCTGTTGGTTGGACTATAGAAATGCCCACACTTATAGCACAAAGTAGTAAATCATCAAACGAGCATAATTCTTGGGTAGAAATAACTGTTGATTTCGAATATACAAGAGAAGCAATTACGGGTTCAGAATCTTATCACTCATCTAGAATAGTTGGTAGGTCAGATTCTGAATTAGGATCAGCTAGTATTCATGATTTTAGTGATAATACTAGAGGCTTTGGTACAGGTTTTATAATTCATAGAACTAGAAAACCTATTGTAGAACAGTATGAATTTTCAGTTCAAAATTTTAAACCTTTTACTAATTGGCGATTAAAATTTCAAAGAGTTAATGAGCCCATGAAAAGACTGGGGCATCATGAACATATGAATGAAGCTATTATTAAACATATTGAATCTCATATTACAGACAAACTAACTTATCCTTATACCGCTTATGCAGCAGTATCTTTTAGTTCAAAAGATTTTAGTACTACTCCAAAAAGAGGATATCACATAAGAGGTAAAAAAATTCAAGTTCCTACTAATTATTTATCTAGAGAGGAAATGGCTAGTACCTCAGCTAGTTATACTAGAAATGTATCTACCGGAGCACAAGAAACAAATTATCAAGATTGGGACGGTAATTTTAGAGGAGATGTATCTACTTTTGCTGCTACTCATGCCAATCATGCGCTTGTATATACTAATAACCCTGCGTGGATATTTTATGATCTAGCACGAGATCCTAGATATGGTTTAGGACATATTGTAGATGCAAGTTTAATTGATAAATATTCTTTATATCAAGTTGCAAGATATTGTGATGAATTAGTACCAGATGGTAAAGGTGGACAAGAACCTCGATTTACATGCAATGTTTATATTACAAAAGCTCAGGAAGCTTACAAAGTTTTAAAAGATCTTGCTTCAGTTTTTAGAGGAATGACTCTTTGGATGGATGGTCAATTAGTAGCAGTTCAAGATAGACCTAGAGAACCTATTTATACTTTTTCTCAGGGTAATGTTGTAGGAGGAGTATTTTCTTATGAGACTACTTCTGAAAGAATAAGAGCTAATCAGTATTTAGTTAAGTGGATGGACCCAGAAGATAACTTTAAAGAGAAAGTTGAAATAGTAGATGATGTAGATAATATAATTGATAAAGGAAGAATAGTATCAAAAGATTTTAAAGCTTTCGGTTGTACTAGTCAAGGACAAGCTAATAGAATTGGAAGATGGGCAATTACTACAGATAAATTAGAAACTGAACTTTGTAAATTTTCTACTGGAATGAATGCTGCAATGCTAAGACCTGGTGATGTTATAAATATACAAGACGCTACTATAGATGCAATACAATTTAGTGGTAGAATAAAAGCAGGAACAAGTACAACAGTAGTAACTTTAGATAGAGCAATAACTTTAGCCTCAAGTACTACATATAAGCTGCATTTAATATACCCAGAAGGTGGAGCTTATTTAGTAAGCCCAGAAAAAGTACATATAAATAGCACTACATATACAAAAGGTGACTTAATATTTCGTGATGAAAGTAATGCATTAATTAATACTTTTGCTAAAGCTACTAATGTTAAAGAAGACTCTGATGCAGCATCTAATGGTGGTACTAAAAATAATGGTAAAGTAGAATTATCTTGGAGTGAAAATTCAAGAGTAGAAACTAAAACGATTAATACAAATAACACTACAATAGCAGCAGGCAGTAATGTTACTGTAACTTCCGCTTTTTCTTCTACTCCAAATTCAGAAGTAATTTGGGCAATTTCTGGTAGAACTACTACTTCAACTAATGAAGTTACAGGTAATCCAAAACAATATAGAGTTATGGGACTTGAAGATGAGGGGCAGGGCGTATTCAATATTGCAGCTGCGTTATATAAAGACGAAAAATATGATATTGTAGAAAAAGGGTACACTTTAGAACCTACTAGAGAATCTGTTTTAAAGAAACCTGTAAATATGCATAGAGACGCTACACATCCCGCACCTGCTAGTTTAACTTTTAATTTACAAGCTGTTGCCGCTAGTCATAGTACTAGTGATAGTACGGAAGACGTAACTGGAGCTTTAGAGGCAATAATTAGTTGGGCAACTCCTGTAGAAACTTGGGTAGCTGATAATATTTTAAATGCAACATTCGTTAATGAAGCTTTAGATAACTCTGAAACTACAATTACAGTAGGAGACGCAAGTTCTTTTGCTGCAACAGGCTATGGAGTTATTGAAGCAGGAACATCACAAGAAGAAGTGGTATACTGGTCTGCAAAAAGTAGTAATGATTTAACAGTTACTAGAGGAGCTTTAAGATCTATAAAACAAGCACATGATACAGGTGTCAGTTTTGAAGAAAGACGAAATTATGAAAGAGTTCCACCAGGTATAACGCAATTTGAAATAGAACATAATTTTGGAATTGTATCCAAAAATGATGGATTTAATAGAGAATTTGTAGGAGCAAAGACTTATGCATTTATAGTACCTAATGTTTCTGCAGGAACATATACTGTAAGAGTTAGAGCTATATATGAAAATGGAGCACTATCAGAATTCGTCGTATTAGAAAAAACAATAACAGCTCCAGTAACAGGCCAATCACAATCTTTAGAAAAACTTACATTTGGTGGTACAATATCATCAGGAATTACAATAGATTCTTCAGGTAACTGGGATATCGCTAGTAGTCCTTATACGGTAGTTAATACTTCAGGAAAAGAATATAGCGTAACTCAAGGTACTCAAAGTCATGCTCAAAGAAGGCAAGCATTTGGTTCTTTAACAGATGGACAAACTGCGTATGCTCTATTTGACGCTAGTGCCTATGCTTCTGATCCGTGGAGGGCAATTATACAAGTAACAGATACAACTTATCATAAAGGACAAACAGGAATAGCAGGAAGTTTTACTTGGTGGAAAGACGTAGGAGAAAGTGCTAATGGCTTAACACAAGCATCAGGAACCATTACAACTACACTAGATAGTGATACAATAACTGGTAACGGTAGTGCGGCTTTTACTACTGATTTTGCCGCAGGAGACTTTATTAGACTACATGATAGTGCCAGTACTTCATTTGGTACAGGTTCATGGTATGGGTACATAGATCAAGTAGTAAGTGATACTGAAATGAAAGTAGTTGGAGCAGTAACAAAAGCATTTACTGCTAAATATGCTTATAAAGGTACTTTTAGACCAGATTTTATAAATGATTTTATACTTTCAAAAGTTATACGAAATTCTTCTAGTTCTTACACTTTAAATAATTATGTAACAAGTTCTAGTACATTACCGATACATACTACAGGAACTGCTGTTCCCTCAGGTAGTGCAGTTGCAGGATCAACTTATTTAAGAACAGGAGTAACTCCACAGCAACTATATATAAATAACGGATCCTCTTGGGCTTTAATGGGGGTTAATAGTAATACTACATATGTTTTACCTACTTATACTTCAGGATCAGGTGTTCCTAATAATAACACTACACCTTCCCCAAACCCTCTGGGTTCCACATATTTAAATACTGCAACTGATCCAGATACTTTATATATTAGTGATGGATCTAATTGGATATTACAAAGTGTAAATACTAATACTACATATACTTTGCCTACACATACTTCAGGAAGTGGGGTTCCAGATAATGGTACGACACCTTCCCCAAACCCTTTAAACTCTACCTATTTGAATACTGCAACTACTCCAGATACTTTATATATTAGTGATGGTTCAGATTGGGCTTTAATGGGGGTTAATAGTAATACTACATATGTTTTACCTACTTCTACTTCATCAAGTAGTGCTCCAAATAACAATACTGTACCTTCTCCAAATCCAATGGGTTCAACTTGGTTACATACTACTCCTACCCCCTCTGTCTTATATATCGCTAATGCAACGGATTGGGTAGCACAAGATACAAATACTAATACTACATATACTTTGCCTACACACACTACAAGTACATCTGATCCTTCAGGTAGTGCAGTTGTAGGCTCAACGCATTTAAAAACAGGAGTAACACCAGAAGAATTATGGATATATACAAGTGGTAGCGGTTGGATACATCAACAGGTAAATATTGATACTAATACAACCTATGTTTTACCTACACACACTTCAGGAAGTGGGGTTCCAAATAACAACACCACTCCTTCTCCAAATCCTCTGGGTTCCACATACTTAAATACTGCAACTACTCCAGATACTTTATATATTAGTGATGGTTCAGATTGGGTTTTAATGGGAGTTAATAGTAATACTGTTTATACCTTACCTAATAATGTATTAATAGGCACTCCTACAGTGAGCGGACAAACAGTAACATTTCCAAGAAACTCTGGTTCCAGTTATACATTAAATACGCAAGACACAAATACAACATATTCAGCAGGAGATTTTGCTATAACTAGTCTAGATGGCTACACTGCTGCTTTGTATGCAAATGGCAGTCTGTCTAATTCCGATGTCTTAGATTCAATAGGATTTACTCCATATAATGTTTCAAACCCAAGTGGTTATACAAATTCTCCTAATCTAACAGTTAGTGGAGCTGGAACTGTTCATGCTAATAACTATACCAATACCACTTACACATTTGAAGATTTATTATACGCAAGTCCTTCTACTCTTGCTACTTGGACAACTAATGATGGAGATGATTATGTTCCTACAGGACAAACACAAGATTTAACTGTAACTTATGATGGAACAACTTCATCTGCTACTTGTACTGTAAGATGGACTTGGACAAATGTATCTGGCGATAATGATTATATAAGTGCTTGTGCATTTACAGGCTCATCAACAGGATTTACTTTAGGTAGTATAACAACTTTATCAGGCAATGATGTAAAATATGCAACTGCTGTAGTAACCCATACTGCAAGTTCAGAAACAATAACATTAGCAGCCTTATTATCACAATTACATGTAGGCGGAGGGGGAAAATAAATGGCAATAATAACAGCAAGTAATGGATTTAAAATAAGACCTATTGCAGAAAGCGATGTAACTTTTGTAACAGAATCTTTAAAAGATTTTCCATTGGGAGTAATGTCTTATAATAAAAGAATAGATGAATTTTCTAATTTCATATCTGTTAGTGATGATTTTACTGACGCTAAAGTTGCTAATGGAGATCATGTATCTGTAACCATGATATTAGAAAAGGCAGATGGTACTGAAGTAGGTTTAAGACACTACGTTATCGATAATAAAGTTGCAGAAGTAAGAATGGGTATGATTCATCCAAGTTATAGAGGAAATAAGTATGAAACAGCACAAGGTATGTTAGGGGCTTATTGGGCTTTTACTCATTTAAGTTGTACTTCAGGCTTTTTTGAACCAGTTGATAATACACAAATCAATGAAGCTATGACTGTAGCAAGTAATTATTATACTACTATTTCAAATAATAGAGATTCAAATGCATACGCAGGGCCAATAGTTAGTTTAAATAAAGTAACTGTTACTCCTGAACAATACGAAACACATAGAGCAGCCCATTCTACATGGAGTTCTATAACTTATACTGTATCTTAATAATAGGCGTGGCTATCTGCCACACTTTCATTTCATCAGCCAAATCGTTAATACTATACATGTAAAATAACTCTCAATTTAAGTGGAGGTGTCAAAAAATTTATCTTGACATTCACCTCTAACTCGAGTATAATTAAGA